TACCTGCGTGAGGCAAACATCCTCTGGGTGGTTCGAGTCGGTTCAGACATCGGTGCAGACCCCCTGGCGGTAGGAACGCTGAATATTCTCGATGTTGCAACGAACCTTTCGGTGCAGATCGACACGCTTGAAAATGGCTCGTTCAGCGATACGTGGAAAATCTACGTTACGGCGGGAACGCTGTCAGGTTTCAAAATCCAGCTCTATGAGACCTACGGTGATGCCGAGGAAGAGTTCATTGAGGAATGGGACAACCTGACTCGCCTGACTGCTGCGGACATCATCAACGATCCGGATACCGGAAGCTCGAACATCGAAGTGAAAGCGGTTGGAACTCTGGAGCCGGATACGGCACAAGACCCGATCTTCTTCACAGGTGGTGCGAACGGCTTCGAGGGAACGAACATCGACTCGAAGGTGGTTGCCGGTCTGCTTCTGTTTGAAGACCCGGAGCTCGTGGCGATCGATACGCTGATGGCTCCTGGTTTCAGTGCGCAGGCCGTTGTGTTGGCTTTGATCACGACCAGCTCGACTCGGAAGGACTCGGTTTCTCTCATCGATCCTCCAACTGGCTACAGTGCCACTGAGGTTGTAGATTGGCATAATGGCGGATTGGGGGGTTCGATTCTCAACAGCTCGTATGCGGCTCTGTACTGGCCCGAGCAGATTGTCTTCGATGAGATGAACAACCAAGAGGTGATTGTCGCTCCCAGTGGTTTCGCAGCGGCTGCGTTCGCACGTACTGATCGGGATACCGCTCAGTGGTGGGCTCCCGCTGGTGATCCGCGAGGGAAGGTCAACAGTATTCGAACCACGGATGCTCCGACCCTGGGAGAGCGTGACCTGATGTACGGCGCTGGTAACAACGTGAATCCGATCGCTGACCTCAGTGGTATTGGAATCACGATCTGGGGTCAGAAAACGCTTCAGAGGGCTCCTACAGCCCTGGATCGGCTCAACGTGCGTCGGATGGTCAACATGATTAAAGGCATTATAAAGGACGTGAGCAAGCCTTTCATCATGGATCAGAACGATTCGTTTACCTGGAGTCAGTGGAAAGCGGTTGTCGAACCCCCGCTGCGTGACATCAAAGCCCAACGTGGCCTGCGTGATTTCCTCGTCGTGATGGATGGAACCACGAACACGGAGTCGCTGCAAGAGCAGTCGATTATGAAAGGTAAAATCTTTTTGATGCCTCAGAAGGTTGCTGAGGTCATCCAGATCGATTTCACGATCACGAGTCAAGGTGCCGACTTTAACGAACTGCTGATCGCCGGTTAATCGGCGCTGTAGTTCCCGTCTAAAAAACCGATAGGATCGGAGGTAAGTTATGGCCGAAAAATTCGCACCAGATTTTATCGCGAATGGAGCTAACTCGTGGACTCCGCAGCTCACGAATCAGTTCTACATTCAAATCGCGATTCCTGGAGTAAAGTCATTGTCACAGTCCCGCGAGGTCTATCTGGCCGTTGCAGGGGGTGGCATCCCCGGATCGAGCTTCGAAGAGGTGACGATCGATTTCGTAAACATGCAGACCTTCATGGCCGGTGCAATCCGGTTTGAGACGTTTGCTCTGAGAGTTCGCGACTTCATCGATGCGGGTTCTCGGCAGGCGCTTTACGACTGGTTCGTCCTGGTTGGCGATCCGCAAACTGGAAAGATGGGTCTGCCCAATCAGTACAAGACGGATGGAAACATCATCCTCTTCGCGCCGAACGGATCGGCGGAACGCTCGTGGAAAGTGGAAGGCGTCTGGCCGCAGGCACAAAACTGGGGTGATCTAGATTACTCGACGGTTGAGAATCTGGAGATGGAATTCACTCTGCGCTGCGACCGTGCCTATCTCGCGCCAAGAATCGTCATGTAAATTCCACGATCCGATCCTATCGTTCAAAACGTATTGGGGGGAGGCAGTCCCTCCCCTCACCTTTTTCTAGTCCCGTCTCAGGAGTGAACGATGAACGAACTGTATCAAGAAGTTGTAACACTGCCCTCCCTCGGACTACCGTATGGCGAAACGCTTCCCGGTGGTCAAGTGACGCTCGAACCCTTTGGCGTCAGAGAAGAGCAGCTCCTCCAGAAACCCGGCTCCGCTGCTCGCCGACAGTTGATCTCGACGCTGCTGAAATGCTGCGTCAAAGACTGTCCGGTCGATGTCGATGATTTCCTGATCGGAGATCGCCTCTTCCTCTTCATGCAAATCCGCCGTATCTCCCTCAGCGATCAATGGACCTTTGACTGGGTCTGTGAACATTGTGAGGAACGGGTGCGCGATCAGCTCCTGATCTCGGAGGCTACTCTCTGCGGTCCGATTGCTGAACGAGGAGAAGAAGACGAGGAAGTGGAGTGGGTTGGAGAGCATGAGATTCTGCTCCCGCTCAGAAAGAAGACGGTGCATTGGAGACACCTGACTGGCCGCGACGAGAAGGCGGCGATCAACTCGGCGGAACAGCTGCGTAAAAAGGGGCTGAAACCGAGGGAAGGCGATCCGGGGTACATCTATCGCATGGCGTCTGCGCTGACCAGACTCGATGGAGAGGCGGTTGGCTTTATCGACGCACAGAACTTCGTCGCGAATCTCAAGGCACGGGACTCGTTGGCACTGCGAACCAGTATGGAGATTCACCAGATCGGTTACGATTTCAGCTCCGAAAAAGAATGTCCGAGCTGTGGGTGGATGAACGACGTGACGATGAATTTCGAATTGGAAGAGTTTTTTCGACCCAAGCAGCCATAGTTTGATGGGCCTGTTTGGGGGATGGCTGCTCCCTCTGAAAGACATTCAACAGGTCCGCGTTACTATGTGGCTCTACGGAGGAATCCCCCCGTATGAGTTTGAGCGTTTCCTGGTTCCAGAGTATCGGTATTACTATCGTGAGCTGATCAAAAAACTGGAAGCCGAAGCGAAGGCAATGAGCAAACGATGAACGAACTGATTTGGATAGTACGCATCGACGATCAAACGTCGGGTCCATTGAAGAAGATTACATCTTCTATCGATGCGTTTATCCGTTCGATCGAAACCTCGATGGTCAGTTTGGGGAAGGTTTTCAAGACCTTCGACACCCACATGATTCAGGCAATCGCACAGACCAATGGGTTTGCGGAGAGCCTGCGTCGTGCGTTTCAGATTCCGACTCCTTCGATGGGGGGGTTCACTCCACCGACTCCTGGAGATACTCCAGGAATGAGTCCTGAAGATCGAGAGGCCAGTCGATCCAAAGTCTCTGATCTTTTTAATCCTCAGCAAGCTCAGGATGCGGCGAAGGCACAGGCAGACTACAATGAGAACGTAGCTGAGGGGACCAAGGAGACGCAACAGGCTACTCAGAGTGAGCAGGTAAGGACCAAGGCATCTAAGGGATTCCTGGGGACGCTCAAGACGATTTTCGGACTGGAGCAAAAGGTCAATGTTGAGACCAAGGAAGGGACAGCGTCTACGCGGAAGATGGGTCTGATCGCGGCGTTGACAGGCGGTCGTCTGGGTACGATGGCGGAAGGTTTGCGGGAGAATGCGATTGGTCTGGAGAGTTTGGGGATTACCTGGAGTAAAGTTTACTCGGTGATGCGTAAACTTTCGATCGGTTACATCATCCAGTCCCTGGTCAGGACAGGGCTCAGTGCTGCTTTGCAAATTAAGGATATGAATGCTCAGCTCTTTATGACCATCAAACAGAGCCGAGCCGTGGGTCGCGTGATCGATGATTTACGTCGAGGGGCGGTCTCAATGGGAGTCTCTGTCGATGAGCTGGCGAAGATCGTGAAGATTGGGACACAGGTCTCGTTCATGAACCGATCGGTAAAAGACGGAGAAATGGTTCTCAAGGACTTCACGCAGGCAACCCTTGAAACGGCACAAGCTACAGGGCTCAGTGCCGAGTCAATTGGTGGTCTCTATAAACGGATCATCGGGATTGGGGTGATCGCTGACGAATCGAAATTGCGGAATATCGGGAATGGCATCAAGTTCATTTCTGACCAGTCCATGCTGAGTGCAGATGAGGTTCTGAATTTCACATCTTCATTGGAAGACCTGTTTCTGATTGCTGGTAAGAATCTGAATAAGTCTCAGGTCGAGATCACGACGGACATGCAAGCAATCGCTGGAGCTCTTGGGGGGATTATCAATCCGCAGCAGCTCGCCAAACTATTCACCGATTTGGGTGAGGAGGTCGCAACGAATTGGATCGGTCCGGTGAGCAACCAACTGGGACAGCTCACACAGAAGGGTGGAGAACAGATTCAAGCTATGTTCCAAGCGGGGGATGTAGAGGGGGTCATGTCTTCACTCATCAGAGGGATAAAACGTGTTAGCAAAGAGGGTCCGCTCCAGCTTCGTGGTCTCAGTAAGGAGTATGCAGAGCTGGGTATCAGCTCGCAGGATATGATCAAATTGGCTGGGTTCAACCTGGAAAATTTGACCTCGTTGATCAAGGCTCAACGAGCGGAACAAGCAAAGAATCAAATCTCTGAGGATGCTGCCTTGGCTCGTCAGAATAAGCTGACTCGCGCATGGGAACAGACGCAGGACGCTCTTGCAGCTCTCTGGGAAGAACAGGGAATGAAGGTCGTTGATATTCTGAATCAGTATTTGATCCCTGCGATGGTTTGGCTGACAAAGAAGGTCGATGCCTTGCGGGGATGGTGGAACGGTCTGAGCGAGGATGTGAAAAAGAGCTATACGATTTGGGGAGCTATTGGACTGGTGATCTTTGGTCTTAGTGAAAAGATTATAAGCTTAGCAAGTGCAATTGGAACAGTAGGGGGGTGGTTCGTAAAGTTTGGGAAGTGGGTTGGGCCGCTCTTGACCAAGATTCCTCTCATTGGAGGTCTCTTCGCCAAACTCGGTGGAGCAATCAAAGTTGTAGGGGGAGCACTGGCTGCATTGCTCGGACCTGTCGGTCTGGTCGTCGCTGCCGTTGTCGGTGTAGGGATAGCTCTTTATGAACTCTGGAAACATTGGGATGACGTGACTGGAGCGTTGCGCAGTTGGCTGCCTGAATCGTGGGTCAAGAAATTCGATAAGGTTGTTGCTCTGTTCGAGGAGACATTTCCTGGAGCGTTGCAGACGACGAAAGATGTCATTAACGCCGTGTTCGGTAAGATCGAATCCGATTTCAAACAGCTCTGGGGAGATATTGTATCTTTCTTCAAAAATCCTGTAGGGGAAATCAAAGCATCTTTTTCTGCGATTGGAGACTTTGCGAAAAAGATTTTCTTCGACCCATTGCCGGGTTGGGCGAAAACAGCAGCTAACGATACGCTCTCCTATTTCAAGGGACTGTTCGATGACCTGAAATGGGCTTTGAATAAACTATGGAACTGGTTCAAGAGTACAGGGATCGGGAAGTGGGTTGACAAAGTAGGGTCGTTCATAGGAAAAACGAAAGACATCTTTTTCGGTGAAGAGCCTACTGTTCCTCCAGGAAAACAGGTTGTCAATCAACCGCAGCGTGAACCTGCAATCAAGCCAGAGATGATTCCGATTCAGGTCTCGAAGGAAGCTCCAGTATTTATTGATAAGCCGATAGTCGAGACTGTCAGTGGTCGTCAACCTGGAATGCCTACTCCCTATCGAACTGGAGAATCCGTAGGTGGCGCGGAGCTTGCTGACCTTTCCCCCAGGAAGACAGAAGACTTGCTTGCGCAGCTCGTAGATTTGAATAAGAGGTCAAATGAGTTGCAGGGGAAATTCTTGAACAAGCTTAACACTCCCGGAACAGCAGGAGGACGTACACCTCTGGCTTACTCTCGTGTAACCTCCGACGCTGAACGTGCAGTTCTTGCGACCATGGGTAACGAATAATGTCTGATTACTTAGACAATCCGAATGGACTTGTCATCGATACGATGACTGCTGAAGCTCTGGAATTTTTCTACTACAGCGAAATCCAGAACAATCAGACTGTAAGCTATGAGAAGAAATATGTTCGTGGACGTTCCGAGCCTCATCAACATTACACGAACAATGGACCCGATACGATCACAATGAATATCGTTCTGGTTGCATCGATGTTTCAAGGGGACGGGGGCATCTACGAGGACGCTTATAACCAGTGGGTATTCTTCAAGTCGTTGTTGCTTCCTGACTATCTAGCTGGCAGCTATATTGGTGGTCCACATATCGTGCGTTTGAAGATGGGTGATCTCTATGATGAGGAGGGGATTTTTACAGAGTTCTCTTCAACCATCAAACCTCCGTACAACCGCCAACATCTGCCTGCCCGAATCGAGTGCGCTTTCGCTTTTGAGCGGGTTGGTATTCCAAAGGGTTTCAGCGATATGAGGATTATCCTATGAGAGGGCTGCCGCACAACTATCAATTCTCAACTTTGCGATTTCGCCAAACTGGGAATCGGCTCTTCCGAGCGAACAGCTTGAGCCGTTACAAGGATTTGGAAATCCTTGAATACGACGGGGATCAGACAGTCGAATCCTGGTATCCTATGGAGTTCAGTGAGCAGAGTACAGATCAGATTTTTCAAATCACGGCTCTCGAAAAGCGCCGTCCTGACCTGCTGTGCTCCTCTATTTATAGAAATACCGATTTACTCTGGTGGGTCATTGTTACACAGGCACGGATGCTCGACCCATTCGTTGAGACTGTTCCCGGACTGACAGTTCGGACTCCGAGTGGAACACGAGTTCTAACAGGGATCGTTGGATAATGGCACAGACCAATTTCCCGACAATCAAGCTCACGATCAATGGAGAGGATTTCTCCGAGGTTCCGCCAGAGTTTATCCAGGAGTTCATTTTTGAAGACCCCCGTGGAGGAATCTACTCTCTCGAATTTCTATTGCACGATCGAGAATATACCCGTCTGGAAGATGCGCTGTTTCGCGCTCCAGACAATAGAGTATCCAGTCGGATCGTTACCAGCTTCGGTTACATGATCAATGGAGAGCTCTATTCCTCCGATGAGATTATTGGAGCGATCCAATACTATCTTCCGGCGTTTGGAGCGGGAGTCGATGCTCGAATTCGGGCCTACTCAGTTGGAGCGCAGTTTGACATGGCATTTCGGGAGCCGTTGAATTTCAATGAGACTCCCTACTCTGAAATTGTTACGATCTGTGCCAAGAAACTCTTTGGGGATGATGCGACAATCGATTGGATTCAACCCACGAAGGAGGGTCTAACTTTCACCGGGAGCACGGAGCAGTATACCGGAATTATGAATTTTATCCGGGAGGCTCTGGTTGCGACAGCGACAGATCAAGAAGGAAACGGAGGGTTCACAGCCAGCTATTCTGCAAAAGGGGATACGCTACGCTTTGGAACCCCTGAGTTCATCGCTCAGAAGCAGCTTGAACTCAAGCAGGAGATTCCGACATTTACATGGTTGGCGGGAGAAGCCGATTCTGATGTGATCGATTTTGCCCCTGAATTTGATGCTAGTATCCTTGGAAATTTCGCAGTTTCAGGTTTGAAGTGTGTAGGCTGGGATGCGATCCAGAAGAGACAGGTAACGATCCAGGTCAACCCAACATCGGCGGCCCAGGAGAAGAAGACGGGGAAGTATCTGGCAAAGGGGGCGGCAACCCTCTCCCTGGGAAAAGGTGTGGAGACCCGCAGAACGCAGGGCATTGGAACAGAGTTTCGCGAGCGTATCTTCGGTGAGAATAGCTTCCTGAACAATCAGAATACATGGCTATACGAGACGTTTTTCGGTGAGGCAAAGACCAACGATTTATCGGATGTTGAAGCTCTGCCATACTCCGCTCGTTTGTCTCTCACGGAAAATACATTGGCTCTACTGGAAGCGGAAGCGTTTACCCGCTGGCGCAGCATGTTCGATTCCGTAACGAACGCGAAGCTGGTGCTCAACGGCTCACATCGTACCGTGAGGATTCGTGGAGGCGATCTCATTCGTGTACTGGTTCTCATTCCAGGATCAAATCAGGTTCATTGGTCCTCCGGCGTTTACTTTGTCGATAAGGCTCGTCATGAGATGACTTCAGGTTACACCGTTACCTGTGAACTTTTGAGAAATGCGTATGCGACAGGAGTGGAGCAGGTTCCGGGAGGCATCAAATTTGTCGAGCTGGGGGGTTTCTGATGAGTCGCAAGGGAACGATCAACGAAATTATCGCGCAGTTTGGGAGCAGGCGTTTTGGTCTCTATCGTGGAATCATCGAGGCGACGAATGATCCTTTGAAGATTGGTCGAGTTCAGGTCAGGATTCACGATCTACATGGAGATGAGACTCGCACGAGTCGAGAGGTGTTGCCCTGGGCTGAAGTCAATGAGATGTGGAGCGGGAGCTACGACAGTGGCTCATACTCTCCAGGATCGATGGTTGTTGGCTCGGGCGTCTTCCTTGAGTTCGAGAAGGGTAACACAAACTGTCCAATCGTGATGGGAGCATATCGGGCTCGACCAGAGTTTGCTCAGGAGCTGCGGACCGTCAGTGGACGTCGAACCACGGACCCTGAAGAAGAGGTCGATCCAAATGCAACCTGGGTTCCCCCTGAAAAACAAGAGGAGACTCCGAAAGATGTCTACTTCAAAGGGGATGAAGACCCCACGTTCGATGATACGATCCCGACCAAAACCGTCATCTTCAAAAGCCCGAAAGGCCACACCATCCTTGTCGAGGATAAAGATGGTGAAGAATTTCTCCAAATCATCGATCGGGCAGGTCAAGTCTTCGAAATGAGTTGCGGAGTCGCTTCGACTCCAGGGGATGAAGAAGAGGCGATTGCACCAAACGCAGCAAACATTGAGCAGCGAGGAATCCGTTCTGCTCTGCGTGGAGATCAGCTCGATCCAAAATCAATGGTTCCGGGACGTGCTCGTATTCGAATGATTGATCTTGCGAATCAGGAGATCACGCTTGATGCAGAAGAAGGAAACGAGACGATTCGTCTCCAGAACAGAAATCGTGAGGGATCGAAATTCCAAACGATCGAGATGTCGATCAATCACGGTGAGCCGATCATCCGAATTGAGGGTGCGAACGGTGACAAGATTATCATCGATTCAGAGTCGCCGACGCCGATCGTTCTTCTGGATCACTCGGGCAATGCACTGGTATTCGATGCGGACGCCAAGCAAATCCGGGAGATTTCGAGTGGCGGAAAAACGACTCAGATGCGGAGCAAGTCCGAGACGTTGGAAGGGGACCACACTCGGAACATCGGGGGAAACGAAGACCTGAACGTCCAGGGCAATCGTCTTGTCACAGTGATGAATGACGATGTGCAGAACGCAATGGGGAATCTCCAGCGTTCGATCGGTGGTGCGATCAACACGACAATCACTGGTCTGCTGGTAGCAGTCCCCCCAACTCCGCTGGGTTACTGTTACGATCTGTTGATGTACGGACCCGCACTGGCTCTTCCTCCGATTGGTTTGACCGATCTCTTGAACTCGCATCGGCTCAGAATCAATGAGGGGGATTTTGTCAGGCAGGCTACGAAAGGTAGCTGGAAGTTCCGAACCGCCGAGGGGGATTTCGATGTCGAGACCCTAATCGGCGATTTGCTGTTTCACACAGCAGCAGGAAACGTCTCGCTGATTGAGGATTCTGGAACACTGAAGATCGAGGTCACGGCTTCTGGTTTCAGCAAAG